ATGACAGGTCAATATACAAAAATAATAGCAGTTGATTATAATACCATTCAGCAAAATATTGCAGCAGTATTGGGGGTCGGTGGAACTAATCCATTGACCAATGCTACTGATGCCACTTTTGGATATAATCAATCAGTATTAAGTAGTCAGGTTACCGTCAATGCAAAAATGTCAAGTAATCAATGGAGTAATTTACGTACCGATATACTAAAAGCTCGTCAACATCAGACTGGATTAAGTGAAACATTGGTAGATCCAACAGTTTCTGAAAAAATAACAGAAGCTAATAGATATGCTTATGGCTCCATGACAAACCTGGCAATTAGCGATAGGACAGTTACTCCACCTAGTAGCCAATCGACACTCGATACAATTGCCACCGGTACGATAACTACTAGTTGGAATAATACAAATGTCCATACAGTAACTATGAATTTTACAGATGCAAACGCTATTAAATACTTTTTTAATACCGGCGGCGCTATTAAATTTTCAGCTAGTAGGATTGGCGGTACTGTCAGTCCCAAGAATAGTTCGTGGACATCTATGTTGTCAGATATGGGCATTATCAGTTTACAAAGATTAGTCACAACAGCTTCCGGTTTTGGAACTTCATACGCAGTCGGTGGATCATCACTGACTACTACCGATACTCCGATATTTCAAAAATATTCAGATACCGTGACTTACTCAGCTAACTTATATAAAATTTCTGCTAAAATTACCGCAATACCTGGACAACTTGTATTCACTATCAATTTTTCAGATCTCTCAGGTAATCCAAATGGCATTTATGGATATGATGAAAATATTGATGGAACTTTAACTAGTATCGTACAAGTATATCGTGCAAGTGGTAATAATGTATCAATAACTGCACCAACATTAGTTTCCTCAACTTTCCCAGTTGGCGCTGTGGTGATCCCACAAGAGATATATTTTGCAACACTTACTAGTGATTACTCAATTACAACTCAGATAAATGAAGGTATTAATATCGCAACTGTTAATGTGACTACCATTAATGTTGCCGATAGGACAATGTATTGGAGTACAAATGCAGTAACTGGTACCATTACTACAGCTGATTTTCTTGCCCTTGACACGTTAACTGCCAAGACAACGACTGGTAATAACACAACTGGCAGTTTTTCAATCATTAATGGGATTGGATCATTCATTATTCGGGCAAATGCTGATTTATTTACTGAAGGAAGCGAATCATTTACTATCACGATTCGCAATACCTCAACTACCGGTGGTGTAGCATATACGACACCATCAATGATTATAAATGACACATCTACTACCCCACCACCGGAATATAGTACACTATATTCCGATTCATATGTCATTAATGAAGGAAATAGTGTTACATTGACGTTGACTACCTTATACGTAACTGACAATACAACACTATACTGGACTACTAATACAATTACCGGTAATCTAACCACTGCTGATTTCATTGCGAATGCCAATACGACAGTAAATGATAATACTAGTGGCAGTTTTAAAGTCACTGGCAATACTGGTACCATTCTACTGACATTGGCAAATGACGTGACCACTGAAGGAAGCGACTCATTTACCATTACGATACGCACTGGTTCCGTAAGTGGACCAGGTGTAATAACATTGCAGAATGTCATCACGGTAAATGATACTTCACTTGCGCCAGTTTACAAGATCGCCAATTCGTATTCATTTAATGAAGGAACCAGCATAACATTCACTATTTCAACTACTAATGTACCAACTGGTACTAATTTGTATTGGTCAATTTTTGGTGATACACCTTTTGCTGCTGATTTATCAGCTGGAACTGGTGCAGGTGGTGCACAAGGTGGAACTGGTACATTTACGATAAGTGGTAATACTGGTGGGTTTTCTCTATGGGCAATTGCTGATTTTTTAACAGAAGGAGCGGAAACTTTTTATGTATATATACGTACCGGTTCAATTACTGGCTCAATTGTATTAACTTCAGCAGCTATTACTATAGGTGATACTTCTCGTTTCCCATTATACAATAGTGTGACACCCTTAGTGAATAACTTTAATGAAGGGACATCCATAACAGTGACAGTATCAACCACTGATGTCCCAAATGGTACTGTTTTATATTGGACAATTGCCGGGGTTGGTATTTCATCTACCGATTTATCACAAGGTGCGTCTGGTTCTTTTTCAATAAGTAACGATACTGCCAGTTTTACCCTGTCGGCAGTTGCTGATTATTTTACTGAAGGTGCGGAAACTTTTATTGTATCTATACGAACCGGATCAGTTTCTGGTACAGTTGTAAAACAGACAACGGCAATTACCATAAATGATACGTCAACAACGACTAATGAAGTAGTGTCATACGCGCCCACCGCATTAAACACTGGTGCAACTTCATGGTCGATATACGGTGGCCGACCTGGTGATACTGGAACGGTAACTTATACAGGTGTGACAAATCATACCGTTGTCTTTCCGTTAAATTCGTCAGGAGCTTACGATGGTACCGTGGGTGTAACGGCTGGTGTGACTGGGAATATGTATGCATCGGTGTATTTTGCAGCGACTGGACATACTTCTCAGACATTTTCTATCTATTGGTATAATGAAAGTTTTTTAGTGCAAAGTCAACCAGCTGCAGTTACCTACGGGACAGCTGTCCCATATGTAATCAGCAAAGGCATACCAAATGAAACATATACGATACGTGACCAAGCAAATAATGTATTAGTATCTGCTACGTTGGATTCATCTGGAAAGATTCCAGGAGCATACGTGACAATTGGGTATGGTAATGTGTATGGCGTCTACACATTAACTGCGCTATTTGGTTCTGGACAATATAGATCAGGCACTATTACCGTATTGCAACCGATAACCATCAGTAGAATAGATGTTGCCGGTGCGTCGCGCGTACTGGAAAGTGCTAGTGCTGCCACTACTTTCACCTATACAGTCTATGGTGGTATCGGACAGACTGTTACATTCTCAGGCATCGTTGGTACTGGCTCCTCGCTAATTGCTACTAGTCCACAACAATTCAATCGAACTTTTAGCAGTTTATCAGCTAAGACATATCCGATTACTGTCACTTGCACTGGAACAACTGTCACCAGCGTATTGTCGTTTACTTGCTACGCAACTGTATTAGTTACTTGTCAACGTACCGGTACTAATGAAGGATTGTGGAGTGATTGGTGGACTATAACTGTTTATGGAGGTGTCGAAAATGCCAACTTAGGGATTCATTTATACGGTCAATCTTACTCACCCAGCGTACCTACTAAGGACTTACTGGGTTTTGGTATTTATTCGGGTTCTACTGGATATTTTACTTATACACACCAGTATTTTAACTCAACCAATACAGCGATTGGCAATTACAATTACGTCATGACTGATCCAGCTTTTGGCGTGTCGGCTTATTTTACTATAACGGGATAATGAATATTAAAATAGAAAAAGCATTTGAAGTAGTTAATTACATGGCTACATTATCTAATCAACGTAGAATAATATTAGAAGAATTAACTCAAGAATTGTCGTATTATATTAATGGTGCGACTTTTCAAATTAATCCAACCTTGATATCCTTTACCAAAATCACGTTAGAGATGGGCCAAACTCACCATGTAATCTTCATTGATGAGAATAATTTACCAATTATGATACCAGACGTTCAGCTTTTCTTAAATGAAATATTCACAATCTATACTACTGCATTGACTAAATATTCAAATAAATATAAGGAAATTGTCATGAAACGACAAATTGCCAATTTAGTTGATGTATGATAGGTGGGTTAATATTCGCACAAAATAATTCAAATATCAATTATGTAAAATTAGCAGTATTTGCCGCTAGTAGAATTCATCAATATTTAAAAATCCCAGTTTCATTGGTTACTGATAGTCAAACATGGGTATTGGATAATTATCCAAATCATGGTTTTGATAAAATTATCGAATTATCCCATGATGAACCGATTCAATATCGGCATTTTTATGATGGCTCAATGGATTCAGTTGCTTCAGAATGGAAAAATTTATCAAGACATCAAGTGTATGATTTAAGCCCGTATGAATACACATTAGTGATAGACAGTGATTATATCATCAATTCTTCCGTATTATCAAACGCATTTAATCGACCATATGATTTACAGATATATAAGCAAAGCATTGACTTAGCTGGCTGGCGAACTTCACCTGAATTTACTAGGATTAATCAGTATTCAATTCCTTTTTACTGGGCTACGGTATTCTTCTTTCGTAAAACGCCAACGATGAAAGCATTTTTTGATTTAATCACCTATGTGAAGGATAATTGGCAATATTTTAGGATATTGTACAATATTGAATCGACCTTGTTCAGGAATGATTTTGCTTTTAGTATAGTGATACATATGATGAATGGGAAAACTGCCGGGGAATTTGGGACAGAATTGCCAGGTAAAATGAGTTACTGCACTGATAAGGATTTATTGATTAAAATGAGCAATGATAAGATGCAATTATTATTGGAAAAAGAAGGGGTGATAGGTGAATATACCGTTGCCAAAACAACTGGCATCGATGTGCATTTCATGAATAAAGCAAGTTTAATTAGATGTATCGATGGTGCTAATGAGTACTAAAGGATTTGTGGTAGTTGCGCAAAATAATAACACGGTAGATTACATTAAACAGGCATATGCGCTGGCATTATCTATCCGGTATAGTCAAAAAGTTGAGCAATCAATATCAATTATTACAAATGATACAATTCCACTTCAATACCGTGCTATTTTTGATAAAATAATTTCCATTCCTGGCGAAGACATGGCAGTGAATGCTAATTGGAAGGTTGAAAATCGCTGGAAAATATACCAAGCCACTCCTTATGATGAAACTATCGTTTTAGATACTGATATGCTCTTATTGGAGGATATCGATGCGTGGTGGAGGTATTGTGACAAATATGAACTTCATTTTTGTTCAAGGATAAAGAATTATAAGGCAGAAACAATAATTGATACCTATCATCGAAAAACATTCATTGCCAACAATTTAACCAATCCATATTTCGCATTGCATTATTTTAAAAAGTCCACTATTGCTTATAATTTTTATAAAGTATTGGAATTTGTGACCAAGAATTGGCAACAATGCCATTCAATAATGGCACCAGTGCACCCACAAACTTGGTTAAGCATGGATCTAGCTACTGCCATAGCTATTGAGATTATGGGCTTACAAGATACCGCACTGAGTAAAAATTCCCCAATGGAATTCATTCATATGAAGCCAGGTATCCAAGGATGGACATCTGTTCCAACTTCATGGCAGGACGCAGTGTCGCACGTATTGACTAATAAGGGTGAATTGATTGTCAGTAATATAAAACAACACAAGATTTTTCATTACGTGGAAAAAAACTTTATCACTGATGATATGCTAGTCACATTGAGGGCATTGGTAAATGACAATTGAATGCGTACCTGTTTACTACGCTTATTATGACCCGATAATTGGTAATATATTATCGATCACCAATGAGTGTCATGCTATTCATAAACATTGTATATCTATTTCATATGAGGACTTTGACCGGTTTGTATCTGGCAGATCTATCGTAAGTAATTATCGAATTGGATATGTAAATGAATCAGTTAACAAAACGACATTGTCAATAATTCTACAAACTGAATCATATGTGATTAAACATAAGATGTGCGAATTGATTACCGGAAAGGTATCCAGTGATACTGAATTAGTAATCACCTGGGATGGATTTCATAAATATTGGAAAATATCATTGAGTGAATCGTGTAAGGCTAGGTTAAAGTTGAATCAAATACCGGTCAATTTTATATTCTACATAATGAACCGAAATGATTTTAATTTCTTAATAAGAACCATTTCAATACCTTCAATTGAGTTATTTATGAATTCCGTTGTTGTAAATTTTGCGAGTGACTATGAAACAGATATCAATAAGATTTACCCATCTTCTAAGTTATTTTTTGAATCAACTGGCCTAATCATCAATGAATAATATAATCAAAATAATAGAACAAGATGTAATATTTTTAAGCTACGATGAACCAAATGCCGAACAGAATTATGCTGATTTATTACGCAAAGTGCCGTGGGCAAAACGTGTACATGGCATTGGTGGTAGCGATACCGCTCATAAAGCATGTGCTGCGTTAAGTGACACTGAATATTTCGTAACAGTTGATGCTGATAATTTAATCAATTCAGCATTTTTGCAAGTTGGGATAGATTTGGTTAAGCTTGGTTTGACACAAGCTAATGTATTCAGTTGGTGCGGTAGAGTGCATGTGAATGGCTTGATGTATGGCAATGGTGGATTAAAATTATGGACTAGGCAGTTTGTGAATAATATGCGAACACATGAAAATGCCAACTTGTCCAACGCCGAAAGTTTAATTGAATTTTGTTTCGATGAGAACTACCATAGACTTAACGAAAGTTATAGCGAAAGTTTCACCAATGCTACACCACTGCAAGCATGGAGAGCTGGCTTTCGTGAGGGAGTAAAGCTATCGTTGTCAAATGGTGTTAAAGTATCAGATTTGACAATGAATTGGCGTAGAAACAATGATCGATTGCTAGTATGGTGCAATGTGGGCAGTGATGTGACAAATGGCTTATGGTCTATATTGGGTGCCAGGGAAGGTTGTTATAAAACAATGTGCACTGATTGGGATCACACACAAGTTAGGGATTTTAATTGGCTTAATACGTATTGGCGAGAAAATCTCAGTCAATATAATGATGAATTATTAAAATTCCATATTGACCAATATGGAAATAACTTAACTACTCGGTGTGGGTTAGTTATGAGTGTATTAGATGCGAGTGGTTCAACCTTTTTTAAACGAGTCTATAACAACGCCACTAGAACTTTTCGATAAGAAATAATGGAAGAGAGTTTAACTCTCTTCCATTACATTAGCTAGTTATTGATTTTTGATAGCATCTTTTTTACAGCTTTTTCAACAACTTTTTTAACTTTACGCGTGTTTATTTTAACATCGACATCACGGATTTCCTTTCGGTATGAATAAATTAATTCATCAACGCCAGATTCAAACTCGACTAACTGTTTGCTACGGCGTGGTGGTATTGGTATTATCCAAGATTTACCATTTTTAAAGGTCAATGCTATGTGTTCAATATATGCCAGTGGTAATACGGTTAGTATCATATCACTGAATATGTCATCCCATCCATCGGTGACGGTATTAATTGCTATCGAGTTCAACTTTAGCATTTGTCTTTTTAGTAATAGTTGGTACTAATTCTTCAGCCATTCGTCTAAAAACTGCTGCTTCTTTTGACAATCTATCGGCATCTGAACGATATTTTTTAGCTTGCTCATCTGGCGTTAGTGCCACCGCTGCCTCTGGTACAATAACATCTTTAGCCACTGCATCAATTTTAGATGATTGGATAGCCAATTCATCAACTGGAATTCCTTGTTGATCAGCAATGATCTGATTAAGTTCAGATAATACGATTGATGTAGAATTAGTTGGTAAAATTTCCACTTGGTTAGTTGGAATTTTAACTAATCTGCCTTGACTGTGTAATGCTGGTAACATTCGACTGCCATCTGGAAATTGTGTACGATCTAAGGCTTCAGCAAACTCATTGGATGTTTGGCCAGCATTGCTCTCTACTAAATTGATAAGAGCATCATGATAGCTATCTGGTAAATTTTCAGTTGGAACTACTAAGCAACTATAAGCATCACCCGGTAAAGTTCGGTACGCAATTAGACATTTCTTACCAGTGGCAATTACCCGACCTACGTGCTTAAGTTCCATTAGACAGTGCCTGCTGCGTCTGCTTGTTTTGCGATCATTTCCAGAAAAGCAGCTAACTTGGTATATGTTTGACCAACCGCAATCATTTCAGTTGGTTTAAAAGCACCTCGTGAGCTAGCGATATCAATAATAGTCTTCAATGAATTCAGATCATTGATGGTAAGATCAGGCGGTTGGGTACCAGTTGCTACTGTTTCTTCGGTTGCTGTAGTTTCGGTAGTTGTAGTTGATTTAGTCATATTATCTCCTTTTGAATTATAACTGTTATATTGTACTTATCTTTCGTGAATATATGGACATGACATTATGAAAACTGAAACATCTCGGGGACTTTCAAATCCTATGTTGGTATTATATACTACAGAACCATAATTGTCAAGTGTTATTAATGGTCCAACGTAATATCTATTATTTAAGTTAGCTAGAATCCACTCATTGATACGTGAGCATAACTCTGGCATATATTTAAACTGAATAGTAACATATTTAAAATGTGGACAAGCATAAAATACTCGCCGTAATTTAAAATAATTTAATGGGTTGGGTTTACTATGTTTAAGTGCCATATTTCTTTTTTAATTAGGTTATTCGTAATAACAAGTGGTACCAAATGGTGCAGAAATAGTGGTTGAGCCATGAATGACAAATATGGTATCGCAATAATCTGGATCACCCCACGCACCACATGGAAAGCCATCTGTAAATATTATTAATTTTTGTGGAATTATATCCTGTTCTTTCATATACGACCAATTAACAGTAAAATCAGTACCACCTCCGCCAATGGGTTGGTATTGGTCAAAATCACTTATATTATATTGGTCAAAATCCTGTTCATTGTAGACAGCAGTGTCAAAGCACCAAACTTTAATCTGGAAGGTCTGGTATTCTTCCATTATGCCTTTGATTTCACTTATGAAATCAAGCGCCTGGTCATTAGTGATAGAACCAGACATGTCAATGCTCACGCAAATGTCAATTGTATCTTGTAGTTTATTGCCTGGTAAATTTGCGGATAAATGCCAGCTTTTTCTATTTGGACGCATCCATGAATAGTCATTTGAGACAGTACTTTGGATTTGTTGTTGTAAAATAGATCGCCAATCCATAGTTGGTGAAATTAACGCTTGAATAATCCGTTGGATACTAGCGGGTGTTTCAGTATTGCCAACCGCTGTCGCTGCCGCCATGATTGCCTCTGTTACTTCACTTCTAATTTGTCGTAATTCTTCAGCGGTGTATACCGGCTGCCCATTGGCTGTGTGCATTTCAGACGTGCCATCGGGTAGTTCCCAATCAATATGCTGATCTAACATATCACCGAGTTGATCTAACATGTCATCGTCATGCTCTTTTAAAATATCGTAGACTTCCTCGGCACTCATTCCATAGTAATTGGTATCATGTAGTAAATCAATTCCATCAATATTCCAATCTCCTATTTTATCACGAATTAATTGGCCATTAACACAGAAATCAGCCGCGTAATTAAATATCTTGCTGATGCGACCTTCTAATCTACCCATGTGATCAAACGCATTATGCAAAATTTCATGTGCTAGTACAAATTGAATTTGTGGCACTGATAATTTAGCAAAGAAATTTTGATTAAAGAAAATAGTGCGGCCATCAGTTGCCGCAGAATCACACCAATTGCTGCCATCCTTAATGATTAATCTAGCTGCCAAATTACCAAAGAATGGATGTTTCAATAATAAGCCAACCCTAGCTATTACTATGTTATCAATGATTGCGGTAAGTTGTTGAGAAGAGGACATAATTATTCCTATTATATTGATAACGTGGTGATGACCATGATAGCCATCACCGATTGTGTGGTTATTTGTCTAATGCCGCAGTTATATATTTGCCATATTTGTTATGAAATTCATCAAAACAAGCAATTTCATCAACATCAACTGGTAATTTATAGGTAGTTAACGCAAGTTTAGTGCCCATGATTACTAATTCTGTTTCAAAATTTGCCATCATGAATGCGAAGAAATTGTTAACTTTATCATTCCAATCAAGGTCACCATTACTAGCACTGATTTTTAATTCATAACATAGGCCAATCGTTAATGAATACATGGCTGATATTTCATGATTGGTCATACCTTTGATTTCACCACTTAAAATATCCACTGGGTTTGGTAATGTACCAGCTAATTTATGATAAGCGCCAAATTTAATAGCAGCGCCTTCCCCGACTGCACCTGCTATTAATGACATCAAGGTTTCTTCATCTGTGTCATTACCAGTAATTAAATCACTTACGAAACTCCAAGAGCGTGGGGTTGCGAATGCTCTAGCACTTGATTTAGGATCATAATCATATAAATCATTCTTGGACCAATTTAAGAAACCAATTACATTTTTGTGAATATTATTTTCAGTAGCCCAGTCAAACCAATCAGTGAATGAATGGGTCATTTCTAAATGGATAAATCTATTTGATAATGGAGCTGGCATTTTATAAGTCACCCCTTTATCAGATTCTCGATTCCCAGCTGCTACGATGACTACATTATCGGGTAATTCATACGTGCCAACTTTGCGATTTAATACTAATTGGTATGCTGCTGCTTGTACACTAGGTGCTGCTGAATTCATTTCATCTAAAAATAAAATTATTCTTTCATGTTTGGCAGCGAGATCGGCACTTGGTAATTCTTCAGGTGGTGCCCATTTCATTGTTCCGGTGATACTATCAAAGTAGGGCACTCCTTTTATGTCAGTTGGGTCCCATAATGATAATCTAATATCAATCACTAATGAATTGGTTTTGTCACCTATCAATTTAATAAGATCTGATTTACCAATACCTGGTGGTCCCCAGAGAAAAACTGGACGTTTAATGGCAAATGCTTTAGTTAAAGATTTAAAAGCAGCTTTGGGACCAACTGTTCTGTTCAGATTCATGATTGTTACCTATTGTTGAAGTGAGAAAGATCAAATTATAGAGCACTGGTGTTAATTAGTCAATACATATATTAATTTTTTAACCGTTACGAGCCTTTAGTGATTTTATGATACCATACTTTCTAATATCATCTGAAAATAATCGTAATTCAAAATTTACAAGTTCAGAAAATACGATTATGTTTCTTGGTGTTAAAAAATACGGGCATTTAATGTATCGACCTAAAAATATCATTGTTTGTGGGCTATCCCCAATATCAACTGAGAATGGTACATTATAAGAATGCAATTTTAAGGTTTTACTTAGAAAGGCTAGGCCAGCATCAGTTAATCGCAATGACGCATGTTTGGCACTGCTATTCGTTTTCCACCATTCGCGAGAATACAATATGACATTGGCTTCATCAGTACTTTTGCCCCATTGGGTTAAGAATATTTTTGTTAATGCATTATTGCTGCTCATTTATCCAACGTACCATTTGCTAATTTAACCACAGTGAAGTCATTACATGTAAATTGATTATTTAATTTAGATGCTAAATTTCTAGCATGGCCTGGATTTGAGAATGAAGTTTTTTTATATAAGGGAGAAGCATAGCTCATCATCCCAGGTATATTTCGCAAATTAATCGCACCATTTTTGTAGAAAACAGCCCAGATTGCGTCTGCATGCAATACCTGGTCAATTTTATGTGTTGTATTGTCAATTTTTTCTAGCATGATAGTTGGTTGTGGTCTTGCCATATTGAATCTCCGGTAAATATATATTTAGCCAGATTTCATTCAAAATCGCCACCGTCCATATTAACTGATATTGCTGAAATTTCAACTGTTTGTTTCAAGGCATTATACATACTTTCATAATCATTATTAACTTTTACTAATAATTCAACTAATGCTAAATTAAGTAACCGAGCTTGCTGCATTGGCAACTTTATTTCATTCCGTTGACCTAATTCAGCGGCTCTTAATAATTGTGCAAATTGTGATAATGGAGCTGTGTTTATTTGAGATTGCATTTTACCTGACTTGCCGATGCTTTCGACTTAAATGGTCCACGATAATCGTATCGCTCTACTGTAATTAATTTAGGACAATATGCCACTACCCAATTTTTAAATTTTACCAAATACCACCCTGCACAATGATAACTCTTGCTTTGGGCACTTTTGGTATACAGTGGTAGTCCTCGTTGCACATCATACATTGCATTATGCGGTAATGTTCTAGTTGAAAAATCATAACATTCAGTTACTTCTGGCTGAATTACTTTAATTTTGTCATTGCGTAGGAAGAAATTTTCACCAAAATAATTAGTCAAATCTTCTTTTTGATTAAACCATCTATCACCGCCTTGGTTTGTTAAAATAAATCTATTATTTTCTTGTTTATGTAGCGTGGCAACTTTAGTGCCATTTTGTTCAATGAACCAAAATTTATCATCTACTATAGGTTTTGCGTGTATTTCAAACATCTAACAGCTCCATAAAACTTAAATTTGCCGCTTCAGCAGCAGTTACCGGTATGGCTACTTCATAACCGGGAAAGAACATATCATTATTTTTAAATTTAAACATTGATTGTGGCCTATCGTTATATCTAGTAATTACATCAAATTTAAAATACATGCCATCTTTACTATTTTTGCATTTACATAAAACACCATCAGCTGGGATACTTTCGAACCATTGAATATGCATAATAACCTCGTAGTTGTGTAATTGAAATTTGTTTGAGTATCGATACTAATTAATCTTTAAAATACCGAGCCTGTAATGGACTTGCAAATTGTTGAATATTCTCAACCATTTTCTTCATATCATATGATTGACAAAATTTTAACATATGAATACCAACTTGTGTAATTTCTTTTGCTACTGAATTTATTGCTATTGTTTCTTGTATAAATTCTTTAATTTCAAGCGGCTGTGCGGTAAGATCAATAAGTACTACATTTCTGTTATAATCATCTAAAACACGGTGTTCCACTCCAGTATGATCAGTCCATCGCTGTAATAGTAAATTATTCCAAGAATAACCTTTGTCATTTCTATCTGCAAATGCTTCAAGTAAACCAACTTTGTTTTTACTGCCTTTTGTTCTAACTCCCGGATATGCCGAAAATACATTATCACTGGTATCACCTCTCATACATTTTTCAAAAAGCATCCATACTGGATCAATTGGCAATTTAACTACGCCAGTTTTTTTATCTTTGATTGGTTTACCCTTTGCGTCAAAGTATCCTATATGAGTTATAAGTTGATCAGCCACTCCGTTATATTGACTAACATTTTCACAAATTAATTGGTGGAAATCACTATCAGTACTGATAATAATATGCTTTGCTGTTGGATGTGCTTGTATAAAACCGGCAATCAAGTCATCAGCTTCTAATTGTGGATGTTGTAGTACAGTACAATTAGTTTTTAATTCAATAAAGGTTTTAAATTCAGTGAATGCTTCCCAGAACAATGCCTCGTCAGCTTGTTCTTTTGCTGACATTGCTGCCCTGATGGTAGCTCTATTTTGTTTATATGGGGCATAATAGTGTTTACGCCATGAATGTCCTTCATTGCATATAACTACATGTTTGCCACCAAAATCCTGCCATGCTTTTTTTATTGCGTTAAAGGTGATGTGAAATGACATGCCAAGTTTTAAATCGGCATTTCCTTGTATTGCGTGTTTTGCACGATAAAAAGTGTTAGCTAGATCAACGATAATATATGTCATGTATATCCTTACTGCTACTAGTTTGGGATGATAGTAGGTCGTGTAATAACCGACCTACTAATAAATTATTAACTACTAACTGACGATGCTTTTGCCGTCAGATAACTTAGTTACGTTGATATAATTAGCTGAACGATTATTGACGCTATCATTGCCGATATCCACTGCTATATTGATACAAATATCCCTAAACCATCTGCCTACAATTTCCTCATCTGGATCTCCATCAAATCCATACCCAGCATTTCGTAATTGTACTATGAAATTATCATTCCAGTCAAGTTCATAAACGCCATTTCGTATATTATCTTGATTTACTTTAAAATCGATGACATCTACCCACGGCTCTTTGCGTTTATTTGCCAGTTCCTTGGGTGTCAATTTAAGGTCAGCAGCCTTGGCTCTGCTTAGCTTTCGCTTAGCTGCTACTTTACTCTTGTCATCTTGCTCTTTAATGTCAACTGTTTTGGTGGGAATAGACATTCCAATTATATTTTTAAAAAATTTAGTAATCATTTTTCTTGTCATTTAGCGGCACGTTCTTCTCGGAATTGTTGGCAATCATAAGTTGCAGATTTTAACACTTCGGAAAAATTCAATGCTTGTTGCTCACTCATGATAGTTGTATGATGATATTTTACATACCCAACTGTTAGGATTTGATACATCAATTTAACACGATGATATACACTATTGATGAAATAACGGACGGAGTCATCGATGGCATATACCCAAGGATTTTTTATATTGGGGAAATTATCATCCACTAATATATTTCGCCATGTGGATTTGGGTTCAGTCCAAATATTGATTGTCACGCCAGTCTCGTCCGCTTCCACTTCAAAATCAATGCTATCATCGTGATTGCCACATTGGCAATCAATTTTATAAAATTTACTATCGCCAAACTCGCCGGTCTTCATTATACCTTCAGCGGGTTCTTGTGCTAAAATTTTAGTCATTACAGTTCACCTAAGTTGGATTCGGAAAGAGTGATAAGTTCACTCGTGAGGTAATTAAGATATTCAGTCATCATACCCACTTTAGTAGTTTGCGTGGTATTCTGGTCAAGTGATAATTTATCAAGATCAGCATTAACTATGGCAATTTTTTTAGTCAATTCGACAATGGTTAAACTCATCGTGTATTCCTATAGTTGAAATTCCAACACTTTATCAAAATCAGTTGTATTAAAGATCATGGATGTCGCAGTATGTTCAAAATCATCAACTGATACTATCGTGGTTAATTGTTTAATCAATTCACCTAGTTCTTGGTATGTACCAGTAAATTCATCCATAAATTCTTGTGAAAAATTAATATTAATTTTTTTCATCTAATTAGTAATTTTAATGTGTTGAATAATAAAAATGGCATAATCCATCAGTGTATTTAACCTGATGGTATACCGGTGAATGACAAGAACTGTAGGTTGGAACCCAACCTACTATATCCTACTTTATACTATTTTTTAACTGCTGGTTTGTTATTATTCCAAGGCTTATTGCCCTGGTATGGTTTACGATCACCATATGGTGGCTTGGTACCTTGATATGGCTTACGTGGTCGTTTACTTGCTAAAAAAGCTCCATATGATTGTGAATCTTTGCGATATAGTTCACCTGGATCAAAGTGTCGCAATTCTATTCTACAAAAATCATGAAATTCTTCAAGATCGGCAAATATTTTAACAACGTCTGGGCGGTTTTCAAAATAAGAATAAGTTCTGTAATTTCTAGCCATGCTAGTCTTCCTTGATATAATAGGATTAAAAACACTACGGTATTGTAGTGAAATAATAGTTATAAACTACCTTCTTTACTTATGCTTTCGTACTGCACACTTGGTAAAATCTGAAAAAATCATAAATTATAATACTGCGATTGACTTGGCTGTAATCTACCAGCCGCCAATGATTCCACCTGAACAGTTAACATATCAATCTTAGTTACCAATGATTGTAACGGGCCAATAGTTGGTCTATCAGCCGATTGAGTTAATGATGCAATTAATAACAAATTACGAAAGCATTTCTGTACAGCTGGATTCGTCGAAGTCATGACAATATCAAATAATTCTACAAATTTGTCTAATTCAAAAGTATCATGCGTAATATGAGATTGCTTGGACATTATACCACCAATTACGCTAATTGTGCTGGAAAAATATATTTATACACGGCAGTGCCACTGTCAACTGATATTTGCAAGGCACCGGCATCGGCAATACTGACAATTTTATCACCAAGTATATTAAGTACATTCAAGACATGCGATTTAGGCCATACATATTTTTTACGTAATGATCCGGTAATGCCAGTGTGAAATACAAAATTCCCAGCATGAGTGTTTAGATCACCCATGCTAATTACCAATTTGTCCCCGTCAGTAGTTATATGAAATGTCGTTTCTTCAGTATGTGCTGATGCTTGAAATTTAAATCGTTGAATGTTAGTAATAGTTGGCTCAAATTCAATATCCCACTGCGTTCCTAGAAATTCGGCGGCTTTCATCTTAATGTCAACGATCTTTCTAGACATAAACCGAAAATCATTTTGGAAATCACCAGCTTCATTGCTAAAATGAATGCCAGTCGGCAATACTTCACCATCACGTACATCAGTAACTAAATTAATCCCGGCATTGGTGGCATATTCTGGACATTTTAAATGTAAATCTAGTTTATTTAAGCTAGTCATGCCAAATACCCCATTTATATTTGCCACTGGTATTTTAGTCGTACAATTAAATAACATAACTCTATCTTCCGATACTGCATCAACATATGTCTTATCGGCAGTTGCTGTTACTCGAAGTAATGGGATAACCCCTAACGCATGTGTATGACCAACTAAATCTTGTAGAAATGTTTTCATCGTAATCCTTAATTCTTAAGTAAAAAAATATTATACTACGTAATGTAGTGTTTGTCAATACACTATTAAAATTTAAATAATCCATCTACCGAAGTTTTTTCATGTGTACTAAGTAAATCCCAATTTAAAACTCCTATTAAATTGGATACTTTTTTATCAATAATAACTGCTTCCATTGCTAAGTGGTCAAATGGTAAATCCTTAAACCACTGTGGTACTCGTAGTTCATCCACTGGATATGCCACACTTAGAAAGCCTAATGGATTGGCTTTGAGTTTACAGACGATCACCTTAGCTCCATCAGCGATTCCCATTGAATAACGATCATCGAACATTTTTTTCAATATATTCCAATTAATACTGGCTCTCACGTGACCTGGCATATTAGTCTTACCATTGTCGTATTCTTTATTCTGGTATTTTGTGATATTATTGGCACGTTTAGGTGAACCCTTTTCCCAGCCGGGTCTAGCTTTAAATAATGTTCTAAATTCAGTGATATGGTTAAGTACATCCTGTTCGGAATTATCACTTAATGTCAATGATAGCACTTCACTGAGAAAGTTTTGTACGAATTCAGGTGTATCACTACGTCGAAGATCTAACCCCATTGCTTTAATTTCACCTGGTTTCCCATCAATGTCTTTTCGCTTACCTTCTTTATCATAAACCAATACCGCATATCGTTTTTTAGTGATGAATAGTGATTTACTACCAACAATTTCCCGACCTGCTTTGATAAGATTTCCATTGGTAGCTGGGCAATGAAATGAGCGCACCATAAAATCAGTGAATGTAGTGTTAACTTGATCGCCTATTTGATCATATAATGAAATGATAGATTCTTTAGTCCACATCACTGTCTTATCTTCAATGGCTGGTTTTAATGTCGTATATGCTGAGAAATAACAGCTGTCAGTGTCACCGTATATGATAGATTCTCCGGTATGAGAATATTCACCGGTTATAATTTCGTTTACCTGTGATGCCATATGCTTACCGATTTGCTTACCGGTTAATGTGACAGATTGTCCAATTCGTTTGTCATAAAATCGACTACCTCTATTAAGTAATGCTCCGTATAATGAATTTAGTACGATTTTCTTAACATGTTGGCGTTTATCCCAATATTCTTCCTGTATAGCATCACCACTTACTATCGCTGCTTTTTGTTTCTTTTGCATTTCCTTACGTTCAGCATACCATCGTTGTAACAATCCTGGTATAATTGCTTCTTTATCATATGAAAAAATGGTTCCGTTGGCACTTAGCATCCACGGTTGTCTTTTATCAAAAATAAGTTCGTAGATATCAGTGGCACGACCTGTGTCAGACCCACCTGCTTCCCAATCAATTGTGATATTAATCGAAGTGCTTCTGTCCATAACAGCGGTGTATTCCAAAGAGCCAAACAAATTTTCCCATGCCTCAGTAATGGTCTTTTTAGCTAATAATTCTTGTCGAATAAATGGTACAGTCATATCTTGACGTAATTGGCCAACTATAGTTTCTGGTCCCATATTTAACGCACGAATTACCGATGGATATAGTGAATTTATATCTAATGAACCAACCCAATCATGTATACCTTTTTTTGGGTATGCCACATAAGCACCTGCTGCACCATCGTCAACTACCACTATGCTACGGTCAACTTTGATACGATTTGGTATTTGAAAACCTCTACTATGCGATTCGTTGATGATTGATTGATCAGTTACTGCTACAGCGCCCATTGTCGTTGGTAGCAAAACTGTACATTCATGTGCCAATACATTTGCAATATCCATGAATTTAAGTTTACGATCCAATTTTTCAAGCAACATGGTATCTTGTCTATTATATTCAATAAATTTCTTAAAATCATTGTTGTATAATTGATCAAGTGTACCTTCGTATTCAGTTTTGTGATCACCTAATTCATATTCCGCTACCGCATCTAACCGGTATGAATGCCGTTCTTCGTAGGTATACTTGCGGTATAATTCAAGACTATCCAGATGAACTCTGCCTATTAAATCATAGGTAACTGCTGCCTTGCCATATCTTTCATATTCTCGTTTTTTTGGCAATTGATCCCATAGACAAAATCGTCTAGTATCATTTTTACTAAGTACCTTAGTCACACGATTAACCGTGTATGGAATATCAAAGCCTTCACTATTCCACCCGCTAAGTACATCGGCGTCTTGGATTAAATCCAAAAATGTATCAAGCATATCACGTTCGGTAGTAAACAATAACGTATCTGGGAATTCGGCAACTAATGCGGTAGCTTCCTCCATTGATATGGTATTTGGTGGCACAGCCAGACAAATCAAGGAATCTAACCATTGCAAATACACTGCGATAGCTGTAATTGGCATAAACGCATCATCTGGTGAAGCATAACCTGGACCAGGTTGAAGATATCTACTAGTGGTAACAGCAACCCATCGTTTTTTAGTATCGTCATATACTTCATACTCATCTTTGTTAGTGAGTTGTCCTAGTTGAAATACAGTAATTTTCCGCGTAGACAATTTATCACGAATTTTAACCATTTGCTGAGAAGGTACGGCAAATGGTTGCATATCGGTCTCGATATCAAACCACGCAACATTTAATTTTGGAGATTCTAATCCAATATAGTTATCACTTAAGCATACATGTATTGGATTAATGTCAGATTCGTGCAATTTCCTATTACTATTAATGTGCAATTCTTTACGAAAATCACTGGTGCTTCGGCAAGTTATTTTGGTCAGTGGAATTCCGTAAATTGAGCGAAATTTTCCTTTTGGATCATCCACATAGAATGTTCGTTTAATTGGAAATTCATTATATTCACGAATTCCATCTTTATTCCGCTCAACTACCTTAATAACATCAGCTGCTGTATCTACCATTGCGTCAACGTATGACATTGTTAACTCTCCTACTCAAGTTTAAGTGTCAGTGAATATCTCCACTGACACTAATGTTTTAATTATTAAATATTTTTGGTAATGTCTAAGATAGCTTCCACTTCTTCCCATTCTTCATTATGGGTTGTCCAATTGCCCTTATGAGCAATTTTAATAGCTCGGTTGATCACACTTGGTTTAACTGCTAATTCTTCGGCGATTGCGTTAACTGTTTCTTTCAACCCTTCACGCAAATCATCAATTTCACGTAAAATAGTACCACCTTCGGTTATCAACACGGTTAATTTTTTCATTTCTTCTGGACCATAACTTCTGCTCATAATATTTTCCATTTGGTAAGTTTAAAAAAATATATTATATATCAATAATTCAGTGATGTCAAGCGCCATTTTAATAAATCGATAAATATTAAAATGACTAACCATAGAATTCCCCCAAAGCCAGCGCATTTTGAATTATCGACCCCAGGTACATGCCGCTGGTGTAATAGGAAAATTGGATTAACACCAAAAGGTAGAGAAAGTAAGTCAACTTGGCATCGACATTGTCTTGTCGAATACAAATTGCTATTTTGGCCATCCACTACTAGAAAAGCAGTATGGAAACGTGATAAGGGTAGATGCAATACGTGTAATACAGTATGTACTAAATCAGGCTTGACAAAATGGCATATGGATCACATCATACCATTAATTCAGGCACATGGAAATTTAAAATATTGGCAGTTGGGCAATTTACAAACATTATGTAATCCATGCCACACAGTGAAAACATCAGCCGAAGCTACTGCTAGGGCAGTAGTTCGCCGTGCGTTGAAAAAAGAAGTAACTGGTGGGGCATTAGTTATACCCCACGTATGAATATCAATTATTAATTAATGATAATTTATTTTGTAAAATCCGCATTGATTCAGCTACCGCATGTTCCTGGTACTTATTCATGAAAGATTGTGTGATATCACCAGGCGCACTTACCGGTTGGGATACTGCTGGTTTTGGTGTGGTATCTTTAATTACTTGGTCCAGTCCAGTGCTAATTTTACTACTACTTAATTCCCATTCCTGAGCTTTTTTTGTTTGTGGTCCCATTATGCCATCAACTTTTAGTGGGTATCCACGCTTAACCAATTCTTGCTGTATTTTGGCTACTTCTGGGTCGTACTCACCGTGTTTAGTACCAGAAGTTTGTGACATGCTAGCGTTTGGCGTACCACCATTATTGTGTATTAAATTGGACACAATTGGAATTGCCGACAATATTCCGCCAGCGGCAATTGCTTTTGGATTTGCCCTAATCCAAGCAAGTAAACCAGATTGTTTAATAGCTGCACGATCAGCCGCCGCTAATGCTGGATTAGCTAGTAAAGTGTCGGTTATATTAGCCAATTGAGCAGGTGGCAACTGTTCAAGTTTATTTAATTGCTTAACTAATGGTCCAGATGCATGCCATACAGCATCATTGAATCCAGCAGCACCTTTTGGTCTTATATAGTCATCTCCCACTTTTTTCACCTCTGTCCATTTTCCAATGGCTTTTGGATCTTTAGCAAATAGTTTACCATCGATATTTTTAACACCCAGACGTTTCACGGCATCTGAAAATTCTTGTTGCCCAGGTGATAATTTTTCAATTGCTTTCTCGGCAGCTGGCATGATTGTTTTGCCAGCTCCTTTAACGGCGTTTTTACCTGCTTTAAATAGCGTGTCCACTAGACCTTCGGAAATTTCTGAAAGCTCAATCATTGCTAATCTATCTCTTAATGACGCAATGTCTTCGGCGACAGTGGTTGGTGCCGGTACACTGATACCAGCGGCAGCATATGTATTCTTACCTGGCTGTCCATCAACGGTTAACCCGTGTTGTCGTTGCCAAATTTTTAATTTTTCGTAAGTATCTGGTCCATATATATTATCCGGTTTAGTACCAATAATGCGCTGTAACGCACGTAATGGCTCATCACCGCTCACAGATGCGGGATTGGTCGTGGTAGGTTTCGTGGTGGTAGTTGAAGTAGCTGTTGCACCACTTGGGTAATAATAGTCAACGGCCATATCAACTAGCTCATGCACGTTACCATCGAACACATACCCAGCAGCAACACCGCCAGCCAATCCAGCAACAGCGGCACCAAGTGGGCCAGCTGCTGCACCAATCGCTGCGCCTATGGTTGAACCAGCTGTGAATAATCCAACTTCCGCAACCACTTTTGTTATGATTTTCGCAACTGCCGATCTATACTGCTCTTTTGGCATATCAGTTGGCAAATCTTTAATTTGGTCAAATGCCTGCCACGCAGCAACTACACCAGTCAATGGTGATTTGATAGCATTAGCAATTTTACTAAGCTTGGCACCTATTCCAGATGTTGCACCCTTAGTCATAGCAGGGTTAACTAAATCAGTCTCTGTGATTGGGTTATACCCAAAGCTTTCAATTAATGTATTGGCTATCCTAGCATTTTTAATTTCATTTTTTATCATCATTATTCCTGCTTTTACTAATAGGTTTAGTCAGTAATTTTTGTTCGCCAATTATTGCATCGTATTCAGTCATTGATAATACATTGCCGCGCTTACTTAATTGAATCATCATTTCAGTTATATTATGCAAATCCATATCTGTTTTAGCATCTTCCCTGGCATATTCAAGTAGTCGGATTAACAATGGGATATCCAATTTAACAATATCTGGTTTATTTTCAATGGATTCAGCTGGTTCATTACTCTGTAGTCCTGGTCCAACTCCACCAGTGAATCCAGCAGTATGCCCATTGATTACTGAATCTTTTATCTGTATTCGCTCGGCAATGATTTTGGCATATTGCCGCATTGTTTGTCGTTTTTGTAATTGTTGTTCAATTAATTCATTTTCAACGTCGGTGACATGCTGCCTAAGCAATGAAGGTTTACTTACCGTGCGTTGTTCAACAACTGAGTTGGTATAATGGGACATTACCATCTGCACTGGCAAACTAACTTTATGTGGATTAGAACCTTCATTAATAATGGTTCTAAACTTAGACATTTCGGCAGTGACTGAAGTTCCTACCGGTATTGCATCAGTTTTTGCCAATACTTGTAGGATTCTTTTCATTTCCATTATTTTAGTCCACTTAACATCTTGATGTTGGATAATTCAGTAGATTCAGCTAATTTTGTTACACTAGCTGGTTTAACTATTTTTTTAATATCTTTTGATTTATTAGCGATCTTGCTGACACGATCTTTAGTTAATAAGTCTTCGCCAACTGCTTCTTTAACAGCTTTAACTTTATTTTTCCACATGGCCGCAGCGGCCACTTTCTTACCTGCTTCTTTACTGCCATATTCTTTGGCAGCCTTAGTTGCTACTTTTTGAAAACCTTTACCTGGCTTACCGATATCTTTACCAGCTTTGACAGTTGCTGATTTTTCTTTGGCGGTTAATCCAGTACTAGGCACAGCTTCGGCTAATTTAGTATCTTTGACGGATTTTTCTGTTGTAGATTTCTTCTTAGCAAATGGCCATTTATTAGATTTGGTTGGTTTCTTGACCAATGATAGTTTTGTATCATCTTTGGCAACTGGTTTAGCCGATATCTTATTTGCTTGTAGTTGTTTAAGGTTTTTAATTTTTGATTTTGCTTCTAGCAATTTGTTTTTCATTACAAGTTTTTGATTTTCGGATAGAACATCACTATTGTCTAGTTGATGACCGTATTCACTGAATTTCATTTCATATTCTAAGTAATGATAGACTGATGCGATATAATCTGCTGCTTTGGTGACTTTAGCTTGAACCCAAGATTCGAGTTGGGTATCATCTTCAAGTTTTTTAAATAATTTATAGCTATAATTTGCCAATTTAAATAAATCAGCTTTTACCATCGCACCTTCGTTATCAGCGTTGCCATCAGGTATTAGATCAGTGGGTTCACGTGAGACTGCGTGATTAGTTATGTCTTCAAACTCATTTAATCTTTGGTTATGTTTCATGGTTTACTCCGTTATGTAATATTTATCTTCTTTTGATACTTCCGCCGGTCAATAAGTTGACGTCCATATCTATCGCATTTTTCATAGTGCCATTTGCGTTTTTAAGTGATTTTGCTGGTTTATTCTTGTATATTGGACCTACCGCGACATTAGCCGCGTTTGTTGCACCAGCAGTCGCATCTTCTGAGAGCGATATGTCTCGTCCTAATAATTCTGAAATTTTCATTAAGGTTTCCTGCCAAACCAGTGAATAAACCATTCTTCGGTACCGGGTTCGATACGCTTTTCACGTTGTTCAGTACCCCTTGTATCGGAGAAACTTGATGTAGCTGCACGATGTTCATGTAATCGCACATCTGCCCCCAATCCAGCCATATGTGCATTAATTTTCAATTCTTGGATTGGGTCATCTGGTGCTAAGTAGCAATCGTCTGGACTGTCATAAGTTAAATCTGCCGTTGTTATTCGATATTGCTTCATTATACTCCGTATTTGTTTTTCTTAAATGTGGCCACTGCACTTTTAGTATTTACATCTGGCAATTCTTCTGATTTAGTAGAGCCATGTTTAGCCGGGGTGACTCCCATCGCAATAGCGGCCTTGCGCTGAATTTCAACATCAGCATCAGTGTACCCAATTGTTACCATACGACCACCTACCGGACCACGTTTGTCCATATTATCAGCAGGTGCACCTGCTAATGCCACTCCGTATCTATACCCAGCATATGTACTATTATTATTGTCAAGATCTTTCCATACTTGCAGGTTTGGTATTGCTCGTTGAGTGGCAACACGCAACTTTCCTTCCCGAACCATTGTATTATGCATATCTTGCATAGCAGATTCTAAATTGAAAGCATCAAGATTCTTCTTTGGCGTTCTTGAATTGACATCAACTGTTGAATTTTGGGCAGTTATTTTACCAACTCCAGCACATTCAGGCATATCTGATTCATTAGCACGGATTCTTGATTTAAATTTTCTTCCTGATTTTTTTAATTGGTTCCACGGGTTATTCAAGTCATGTCTAGTTCCACGACTGCCTTGTTTTCGTGCAAACATAGCCAATGATTCATCGGCGATTGGATCACTCGATGTTTCGGGAACTTTGGTAGGTAATCCTGTATGTTTAGTTTTAGCAAAATCAGTTACGTCTTGCTTATTCATTGATTTAGCCACTTTGGCAACTTGTTTACTCGCTGTTTTCTTCCCAGTTTGAGCAGCATGCACCATACCCATAAATTTCTGCTGTGCTTTTGATTTTGAAACTTCCGACAGTGGGATCATTCCATCATTTTTAAGGATATTATATAATCCTTCGAGCATAGCACTGGTGTCTAATCTAATCTTACTATCTTTCATCGTAAAAATCCTCAATCATATTCTAAAAATTCTTCAATTATATCAAAGAATTTAATCACTCTTGTATTTAGTTCAATTTCAGTATCAGCCGATATGCCAGCTTCATTGGTGAACATTTCCCGGTCACCAATGCGTACCGCCTCTCGCAAATTCGACGCCGTTGCTAATCTAGGGGTTAATACATGCTGTATTGTTCTAAACTTAAAAAATCCATGTGTATTTACTATACCATTGTACATGTTCAATCGATCAGTTAACCAGTTTTCGTCAGTACAAACATAAAGATCAATTCCGTCACCTAAATCAGCATAAATACCGGCTGCTAATGAAAACAAATTCTTAGTTATTACGATATGCTGCGTTATAGATGGCATGATAGTTTGCATTGCTAGTAATTTAACTGATATAGGCAATGGGTCATGCTGACCATGTGTGTCTGGATTAGTGCCGACGTAATAATCATCAAATTGACTAGCAATTTCCCACATTGCTTTGTGACCTTTATGTGGTGGATTGAATCTACCAAAGCAAATACCAACTGTTCGACTATCTATATTCATTGGGTAACCACCGATGTCTAGGTACAAGTTTAACATTGCCAAATTTCTTATCAATATCTGAATATTTAACCCACCCCTCTGAATTACTGACCTGAATATCAACTGGTTCATTAACTAATTGATCAATTATACAATTTTTTAACGTCATTATGTGTCTAACAAGTTCAAACATGATCATTAATGCATCTGGATGTTGTAAAAGCCTGTTATTAATCTTCAATTGTTGTGGTTTACTTACTTTACTACATAATAGCCAATCATTAAAAGTAGCGCCCAATTCAGATAATTTGTGGTTTTTTGCAGTTGTATTTGTATATCGGTATAGATAGTCTTTAAATAAACTGACCCCACTCATCGGTGCCAATACCATATCTATTACAGCTGTATGTTCAGTTATGAAATTATCAATAAAATTAACTGTTAATTCAGGCATTACCAATGCTTGATTGGCATAGAATGGACTCAATACAATTAATTCAGTTGAGTTAAATTCATCAAATGTATCTTTTGGCAATTGTGCATCATCCGACAGCCCAAACTTATCAAAATAAGCATGTCCAACAACTAACACGGATGATTTACCTATGCGTTGTCCCAATGGAGAATCGTTCTTGATATGATAACCAGATTTTCTATTTGGATATAGGTTATAAACATCATTTTCATCTACCTCTGGCTGTTCTATATACAATGCGTCAGCATATACGAATCCAACAAAATTCGCAGGTGTTGCTTGTTCAAATATCGAAAATAAATTAGCAAAAGTGGTAGCAAACGCAGTTCGTTCCATTATTTCAGCCGTTGTTCTGGGTGAACCTGATTTATTCACTATAAAATCATACAATTCATCACTAGTGGTTGATTTAATACCACGTGACCACCCATTATGCCCAGTTAAGATAAATGGCCCATCTATTGTTTCTCTACCCCAATATATTTGTAATCCACCATCCCATTTCATACGAACTGAATTGGTATCATGAAATATCTCAGTTAAATGACACATTGCCTCACGGGCACCTGATGAACCATAAAAAAATACCAAATCTTCAACATGATTGAATGCTCTGCCTAGTTTTTTCATATATTATACGTGTGTTTGATTGATTGTAATTTAAAAGGTTGGTTAATTAATGCCAATAACATTTTAGCAGGTGACCGTAAGTCATCAGCCACTGCAGCTGCGTCTATGATGACTTTGGCTATGTGGTCTTTGTTACGTGTAATAAGTTCTTTAGTGATTCTATTCATTAATCCACGATATGGGCTTATTATTAAGTCTGGGGATGTCAATTTAGCTAAGTCCGCCCATATACTAACGATGAGTTTACCAGTTATGTCAGGGGTATCATATTCATGATCATGTAATAGTTGAATATCAAGTGGGTATTCAACTGTCATTAAATCAACTTGAATAAATTCGCCATTTAATGAAAGACCTACATGAACACTAACCCCAGATCTACGCGAAATTAATCCATTGGCTGTTAGATAGTCAGACAACAATTGTCTACTGACTCGAATATCCGGTGGATACGATGGGAAAATAGCTAACAGTTCGGTGGTATCAATTAATATGTCAATATCCATACTAATTTCTTTTTTACCAGCACTACCGAATGGAAAAATAGATAGTTCATGCGGTAGTATAGTTTTTAATTGCTGGATTGCTAGTTGATAATCACATTTTTTTATTGGACGGGCGTTTGGAATTATTTTTCCGCTCATTATGTTTACCATCGGTTATGTGTTGACAAACCTCTTCGTGTAATTTTTCACATATCTCATTGCATAGTGCGTCATCTAATGAGTCATCTAATATACGAATTGGATATTTTTGTACATACATATGGTAGCATTTATGAACCGCATTGTCAAACACACTAGGCTTAGTTGATTTATTGGCATTGATTCGATCTATGCATATGGATATAGTAGGATGTAAATGGCGGCGATATGCCTCGTCATCATTATTCATAAAGAATATTAAATCACCAACCAAATCAAAGTCTAATTCTTGACCACCTTTGTCACCAATTTGTTTAATATGATCTCGTTCGTTAAAATTGTTGCCTTCTAATAGTTCTATAATACGCATCAGTTAATTCCAGTTAATAATAGTATTTAGCTTAATTAAAAAACCCCAGGTACATAGATATATACCTGGGGTTTTTAAGTTCAATGATTAAGTTGAGTTAATCATTGATCAATGTGTCAGTGACTGATATACTTCCAACCATTCGTTTTGATTTTGCTATTAAATTAATGGCATCATCCTCAATTGTTATATTCAATACGCCACCATCTTTCAAATCACCAAATAGCATCATTTTGGCCATAGTTCGTTTTATCTCGGTATCGATCACTCGTTGTAGCGGTCTAGCTCCCATTTTAGTATCGAATCCTTTTTCAATTAGCCAATTAATCGTACTAGTATCTATCTTAATACGTACTGATTTTTCTTTAACTTGATTACGTAATTCATTGATAAATTTATCAACTACTTTACGCATGGTATCTTTATCCAATTTATTAAATGTGATAATACCATCTAATCTGTTGCGAAATTCTGGTGTGAAGAATTTTTTAAGATCAACGTCAGTGTGTTCTTTTTCTTGATTGCCAAATCCTATGTTATTTTTATCAGCTGATTGAGCACCAGCGTTGGTAGTTAATATCACTACCAAATTTCGACAATCCACCTGTTTACCAGTTGAACCAGTAACAAATCCATTATCCATTATTTGCAGTAATATGGTAGTTACGTCTGGATGTGATTTTTCAACTTCATCCAGTAATAAAATAGCATTTGGATTTTCTTGAATGCCATTAATCAATAATCCGGTACTTTCTCCAAATCCAACATACCCAGGTGGGCTACCGATTAATTTACTAATGCTATGTTTCTCTTGGTATTCACTCATATCAAATCGAAGTAATTTAACACCCAAATGCCTAGCCAACGATTGCGCTAATAATGTCTTCCCACAGCCAGTTGGACCCATAAAGATAAAACTGCCAATTGGTTTATTCTCAGTTTTTAATCCAGCTCTTGCTACTAATATTTTATCAACAACTTCAGTTAACGCAGCATCTTGACCGTAAACATCAGTCGCAAGTTTCGTTTGTAGCATAGCTAAGTTATGACTTTCGGTTTCCATGATTTGCTCAACTGGTAAATTTACCAATTTAGCTAATTCAACTTGGATTTCGTTTTCGGATACTACCCTGCTATCATCTAATGTTATATTAAAACGAGAACAAGCTAGATCAATCAAATCAATTGCCTTATCTGGTAATTTTTTATCTGACTGATATTTAACCGATAATTTAATAGCTGTATGTAAAGCACAATCTTTAATTCTAACTTTATGATGACTTTCGTAATATTTCTTAATTCCCTTGAGTATTTTAAAGGTCACGCCAGCACTAGGTTCATCAATGATTATGCGTTGAAATCTTCGCATCAATGCTCGATCTTTTTCAAAATGCTTACGATATTCCTCCCATGTAGTGGCAGCAATTACCTTAATGGTACCCTTACTTAACGCAGGTTTCATCATATTAGCAAGATCATTAGCTGAATTAGAACCTGATCCGGCACCACTAATCATATGCGCCTCATCAATAAATAGTACAGTATTTCCTTTTTTCCCTAATGCTGCTATGACTTGTTTAAACCGTTCTTCAAAATCACCACGATATTTACTACCCGCAAGCATAGCGGAAATATCTAAGTTAAATACCGTATAGTCCAACAAGAATGCCGGTACTTCTTTTTTAACAATGTTATACGCCAATCCCTCGGCAATTGCCGATTTACCAACGCCTGGATCACCCACCATTAAAATATTATTTTTGTTACGTCTACCCAATGCCAGTGCTATATTTTCAAGTTCATCAACTCGTCCAATAACTGGGTCAATTTTATCTTGCTCGACTAGTGCAGTTAAGTTAGTGGTATAAGCTGCTAATGCCTTACTAAGACGCATATCATCTACTACCGGAGTTTTGGTATCAGTTGATTGTGCCTGTGCTTGTAAATAATCAGTGAATTTATCCTTGTCAATACCAGCTTGTGCAATATAATAGAATGCCCAGCTTCGTTTTTCATTCAGCATCATTAAAAATGCGTCAGTAATTTCAACTCGTTGGCGATTATTAAAAATTACCTGAGTGAATGATTTATTTAATAAACGTTCTACCGCAACCGTTTTCTTAGGTACGACTGCTTCCGACAATGTTATATCATCAAAATTATGCTGAACATGTAAAGCTATCATTTTCTTAAGACTATTGGCATTGGTACCAAATTGGGTTAAGCATAGTACAAAGTTGGTATTCTGTAACATTGCCAATAGCAAATGTTCAATGGTGATATATTCATGTCGCCCAGTTTTAGCGGCTTCAGCTGCTCTACTCAGTACTTCTTCAAAATCAGTGCTTGGTTCTACCATTAATATACCTATATAGTTACGTTATATTGTTAATTTCATTATTTAATTGAATTAATCTATTAATTAAATCAATGTTTCTAATCGCAGGTGTCTTTATTTTAGTAACTGCCACAAAATTACCACGATGTCCAGAATGCAAATTGGTGAATCCACCACCTGGTCGAATGAATTCAGTACCAGTTTCCGCACCAGCTGTTATTTCCATCATTACTTCAACCCCAGTTACTAATAATACTGATTTTCGGCAACCAATCATAGCATCAATCGGTGAAATTTCCAAGTCAATATAAATATCATTACCCATTCGTCGATAGATATCGGATGCCGATACCCCGATTGTGACATTAAGATTTCCACGAGCCACCCCAGGTATTGAATCATCACCGAGACCTTGGTATTGGATAGTAGCGCCATGTTCAACGCCAGCTGGTATATCAATTACTATACTCTGATTTTTACCACTTGGCAAGTTATATTTTGCTTCTAATTGTTTACCATTAACTGAATCAATAAATGAGACTTGACAATTCATATTCAAGTCTCGATTTCGTTGTGCCTGTTGGTGATGTTGTTGTCCAAATATATGTGAAAAATGAGCACCGGCAAATTGCTGACCAAAAATGTCATGAAAATTGTGATGAGTGGTATGCGTATGTTGTCCAAAACCACCTGTGTGCCCATTATCATACGCAGCGCGTTTATCAGGATTACCCAATGTTTCATACGCAGATGCAATATCTTTAAATTTTGCTTGATCACCGCCTTTGTCAGGGTGATGCTGATTAGCTAATCTTCTATATGCTTGTTTAATGTCGGATGCTGTGGCATTCTTTTCAATGCCCAATGTTTGATAATGTGCTGTCATATTAATAAATTCCTGTTGATTTGTGAATAGGTTATATTGTAATTATACTATTTTACAAATCAACAGTCAAGTCTTAATTTTTTAAGAAGTAGGCACTTTCGTACCTCTGTATTTCTTATGCTTTTTAAATTTATTTATTGATGTAACTTTCTCAACTTTTACAACTTTTACAGCAGATGTTACCATTACGGCAACTGATGATTTGCTTTTTGCTAATTTACTTTTGTGAACCCCACTGACAGCAGGGGTTATCATGGTTAATGATAATAATAAAGTTATGAATAATCGCATATCGCATCCTTATAATATTGGGTCAATTGTTGTTGGTATTATTTTACCAAACTTTCCAGACTCAACTTGACTTGGTGTTGAGTTATATGCTGGAGTGGGGATGGGTGAATTCACTGGCGTTGGTTGTTGAATTGGTGCGGAAACCGGCGCGGTTGGCAATACCGGTGCGTGTAACTTTTCCTTAGTTCTGCCATGAGAACTTATGCCAATTATAGCACCCATTGATAAATGGTACAATCCACCTCCCTGTAATGTAACTGATGTCCATGCATCTAATTCCTGGCCAGGATTCCAATATTCCAGCATATTATACATGATTGGGCCAATGGCAAAATCAAATAAATTAATTACTACATATGACCATGCCAAAGCTGGTCTCCACATTGTTTTGATCCAGTTATCATGACTTCTTGAAGTGTGTTCCATTTTATTTCCCTCGTTTAAGTATACCTTATGAACTTAATACATGTAATGCATGATTGTAATGTTCAATTCGATCATTTAGCCCAATAAGTCCGCCATTGATTCGTTTAGTTAATGTCGTTATATCACCTTTATCCGCCCATTGATTTAACTTATTATTTTCCCAAAACCAACATGCTGATTGCACTGCGCCTTCAAATGTTGCTAAATATTCTGGAATATCAGCTAATGGTGTATCAATTGATTCGGCAAATTTAGTATAGTTGGACTTACCAGTTAATTGGATTAACCCCCTTCCACAGTATTTAAAACCATCACCAGTTGATTCTGCGCCATTACCCATACGACCACCGTAAACTCGGTTAGCAATAGCTGCTTGATTTTGTGCATATTTTGCCGCTAAGGTGGCAGATGGGAAATATTTAGGAAATACCTTACGTAGAGTTTCAGCTCGATAGTTCAAATTTTCTTTAATAAATTTATATCCACCACTTTCGTGGGCGGTTTGTGCCAAGAATGCAGCAACTCGTGGTAATGTATTGATATCATAATCAGGCAGAATCATATCCAATGCAGTGAACCAGTGATCAACACACTTATTCCCCGGTATAATCTTACCCAATTGTTCTTCTGTAAATTTAAATGTCATTATGCCTTCTCCAAAGTAATTGCCCACCCATTGTTTTCAAATATAAATGAGTTGCCTATTTTATTGATATTATAATTGCCTATATACTTTGTAAAAAACATAACTTCAGCAATATCAATACTTTCTATCATTATTGGCCCACGAATTGCATCATATACAGCTCGAATTGGTCCACTATTTAAAATATTAAATGATAATTTATCAGCCCATATTTTTTTAAATATAATCGATTCATTGATCACATTCACGCTATCGACACCACTCTTTGCAAAAAAATTGCCAAAATTATTCAGCTGATTTCGCTTAGTAGATAATTCATATGACTCTTTATCCACTGGAATTGCGTTTGTTAAATTTTCAAGTGTTGCATCTTGACTTTTAAAACTTTTAAAATATCGAAAGCGCATATCTGGTATACCTGTCAATAGTTCAATGCCTACTAACAATTCTACTATTTGCTCAGCCACATGCCGCCCACGTTCTAATTCCATAAACACCTTATAGGTGCCATCATCGGTTTCGCCGGGACTAACATCTGCGTCTAACACAAAACAATATCCCATTTCAACAAAATTTTCTAAATCTTTGGCTGGATCTTCACTCTCTACAGTAAACGATAGTACTACTATGTCATAGTCAGCACCTATTTTACTTTTGTATGAATCAATATCAAAAACCTTTTTAACTAAATTCTGTAGATCATTTGGACGTAAACTTTCATTAAGTGATTTCATATTCACGCCACCTGCGGTGTTGCAGGTGGCATCCCGCCCCCAATTGGAGCAGGTGGCATTCCACCTCCCATACCCCCTGGCACACCCGGGGCAATTGGCGCAGGTGCAGGTGGAGCACTAGCTGTTTCCGCTGTGCGATTTTCATTTTTCAATTTATCCATATAACCTTTGTAAATATCAAACGCGACTTTCTTAGGCATTTGTATTTCAACAATCCATATTTCGTTACGATCAATCTTTCCCTTCTTAGTACCCGGTCTGATGTCATCCGGTGTTTTAATGGATCTTGGCTCAACTAGGTGCGAAGATTGGAAACTAACTTTACATCCAATATCGAGTAAACGTTTGCCACCAGATGGATCAGGCATTTTATCCTTTGGCCACATCAACCCAACAGTAATCCAATGACGATCAATTTTGGGACCATATGCGATTTCACCATCTATCCAATTTGCGTAGACATACATGTCCAATTCGTCAAGAACTCGTTCAAAGTCCTTCAGTGCTGCCAAACTTGAATTATTTTCATATAAAGTTTGTATATTTTTAATTACATCGAGAACATCATGCATTTTTCATCCCTATAGTATGCTATTATTTATCCATTCTACTAAAAGAAATCAGTCACTTGATTGTCAAAGTGCCTAATACGTCAAAGGGTGGGTGTAAATATTTACACCCACCCTTATTATAGTTGGTTACTGGTATGACTACTACGCTTCGTAATTCCTAGCAATTCGAATTAATACTGCTGCTAGATTTATCTCGGCATCGATACATAACGTATGATCAACCAAGCCTTGTTTTATTATTAAAATGGCAGTATCTTGTTTTTCGATAGTATCACCGAGTAAATTTAAATTGGTATATAACCAGCGATATATATCTTCCATTTCTTCTGGACGAACTTGTCCACATACTAGTTTTCTTGCTTCTGATATTTTTCCAGCTTTGAATAATTCAACCATTTGAATTTTATAATCAGCATCATTGCTATCAGCAATGTCTGGTATTACCAATGCCCCATTTAGGCTATTCATTTGAATGGTATTGATACATTTACGAAGATCTGGGTAAGTCGCTTTGACAAATGTGTCTAACATATCCAAGTCAAATTTTACATCCTCGGATAATAGGATAGTTGCCATACGAGCAGTAAATTCATTAATATCAACTTTTTCAATATGAAAACCTTGACATCTGCTATGCAATGCTGGAATAACTCTATTTGGGTAATTACATGTGAGAATAAATCTTGCGGTTGTATGATATTCCTCCATAACACCACGTAAAGCAGCCTGGGCATTTGGAGATAAAAAATCACATTCGTCCAGTAGTACCACCTTAAATGAACCAAATGGTATCATCTGTACGAAATTAGTAATTTTATCACGAACATCATCAACTGAATTAGTTCGTGACGCATTTATTTCTAAAATATCAAGTGGGTGTATATTCAATACATTAAATAATATCTTAGCTAATGTCGTCTTACCAATTCCAGCATTTCCACTAATTAATAAATGTGGTATGGATTTTTGCTCAATCCATGATGCAATCTGGTTTTTTTGGTGCGCATCCCTAAAAACATATCCATCTAATGTTGCAGGACGATATTTCTCAACCCAAAGTTCAGTAGTTGCCATTTATTTTTTACCAATATAATTAAAAGAGGTTAATGAACGCGTGGTATAAGATTATACCACGCGAGTAAGCTTAATACATTGGATTACTAAAATCAAATGTCTGTGTAGTCGAATTGTTCGATTGACCTAGATATGCATCACTGGGACATTCATCACTGACCAGCATGATAGATTTAGTTTCCACTCGACGAACCTCAATTGTATCACCAGTGTCTGGCTCAATTTTAATCCCTCTCGTCCATCTACCATGTTCAACTAATATCCAATCACCAATTTTGACACTGGTTTGTGCTGTGCCAATTGCGTAAACCTTGGCCCATCTTGGTTTGATACCTTCACTTTTACCATCATCACTTTTAATGACAATTCCACTAGCAGTAGTCTGCTCGGCAAAGTTCATATCAGTAACCAATACACTATCATAAATTGGTACTAATTTGTTACATTTAATTGCACTCATTTATCCGCCACGATAGTTGGTGGCACTGGTACCTTCACTGGCACCTTGGGTATTTCAATAATTGCTGCTCTAATTTGTTCAGCAACTACTGGTGGTGTCATTGTGGCATTTGGTTGATTGGGTTCACGTATTTCCGCAGGAATATGACGTGTCGTTAATACTTGATCAACATTTTTAACAATTATCTTCCCACCTGGACCAATTTCATCACCACGGGCATTAACCCGAACGTTACCCACTGCAATGACCATTTCATTTTGGTTCATTAATTTATTCATATCAACTTCTTTACCTTGCATAGATCTATGTACTATTCGTTGTGCTGTCATATTATTTTCCTATTATGTTAATTATCTTAAAAATTCTCGCCAATCTAATGAATATTTGATGCTATCTATTCGATGTACACCAATTAAATATAAGACAAAACTGGCTACACTAGATCCTCTACCAACACCCCATACTATATTATTCTCCAAACATGTATCAACAAAATATTTAAGCCATTTTAATAATGTACCTAATTTACGTTGTTCAAATTCGGAAAATTCATCAAGCACTCTAACTCGTTGTTTATCAGTTGTGCATTTATCCAAACAATAAGCAAGCATGTCTAATTCATAATAGGACACTGGCATAAACCATTGTGCTTGGTATCGTTGGTCAAAAGAATCTATATCCTCACATGTAAAAACTGGACTGTTAAACTCCATTTCAGTAATTTCTTGGAATTGAATTATAGTTGGACTTTGTGCCACCATTAATTCACTAATTTCTGATATATTCCCTTCATATAAGAATTTAAATATATCAGAATCGTCAAATATTGGATTTTTAAATTTATCTAAATGCATAAGTGATATATTAGTTTACATTGATAAGTTTGTCAAATCCTTTTTCTTTATTATTCAACATCTTTTCCCATTCAATAGCACGACGTTCAGTCAACTCTGCCATATAAGTATCCAATGCTGTAGTTATCTGGTGTTGTAGTTCAAAATTTTGTGTCATGAAATACTTTTTGCCAAGTTCCGCTATTTTAGATTCAAGTTCAGCATCTTTAAACTTTCCCAAATCATATATCAACGGATGCATTAATATTCGCCCAGATACCTAATATAAACATGTGTACCATGATCACTGCTCCATGCTTCTATCACTTTATGTTGCCCATTCACCAGTAAATTAATCGGCTGACTGAAAGAATTTTCGTATCGTATAGTCCCGGCGTTCGCAGTCAATAATGATGGAGTTTGTGAAAAAGCTAGCCATTTGGCCTGATCTAATTCTAAGGTTGTTCGACTGGTATGGGATGTTATACATTTATAAGTAACATATTTATAAATGACGACATCATTACCGGAGTAGCTGGTAGACGCAACCCACGGCACGGTCGTAGTAGTGATTGTGTTACTTAGCAAATGAACTCTAATTACTGCGTATTGTGACAAAGCTGCCCAATTGGTAAACGTCAATGAAGTATCAGTAGTTAATGTAAAAACTTGAAATGGCCCATTACGTAAATCAATTTCGGCAGTAGAAGATACTGTTTGGGTATGAACTGTGCCGTACATGGTACTATACAGCCCATTACTTAATGTACTACCGTGTAAATCATTGATGTGTGGCACATTAGCGGCCATATCACTATTCAATAATGATTTAGATTGTAATGTATCAATTTCAGATTTGGCAACTTCCAATGCGATTTTTATAGCCGAAAAGTTATCACGAAATCCTTGGGTGTCATTGTCTATACCAGCCACTGGATAGGTGGCTTCGATTGATGCAAAATTTATATTACTACTCATATATTATCCCTAGGTAATGTTGTTATTTTTAATATTTAGGCTGATTGTACATTGGTACTATTAAAATGTCAAACAGTAATGCGATCATTTCTAAATATCAAATAGGTTTCATTTTGTCTACCATCAATTGAATCTATAATAAATCGATCAACGGTATAGTCTAGTAATTTAAAATCAAACCCACTATGTTTTATATTCAATATGATATCAGCTGCCATGCCAATTTTACAATAACACAATGGTACTGCTAATACAAAACCAATTTCACTCCTGGTGCCAGGTTGTATAGTTCGCATCCACAATGGTAAATAATTGCGTTCAGTATCACCAATTTTACCCAATCGATCTTGCCAATTTGAAATACTATTTGGAAAATACGAGGTTGGGGTAGGATCAGATGTCGTATACCCGGTGCTATCAACAGTTATCACCGACGATGGTCTTGTCATGTCCGGTGAATAATTGGATAAGTTGTCAATTGTATTACTCCACAATGAATTACTTTCATCCATTGTTATAGCAGGCGTAAGGCGACCACCACGAATCATATTAGGCAATCGTTTGTGATTAGGTTCAAGAGCATCTATCATTTCTATATAAACCACCTCATACACACCTTCGTGTGTACCTGGCACAATCGCAGTCGCAGATTTAACCATACCAAATTGAAATCTCTTTTTCTTATGATTTAACCCCATTGCACCAATATACGCAGCTGGTGCTGAAGTTGCTATCCCCGCATATACTAGCATGGATAATCCAGTTTGTATACCAAAATTAGCATCATTCAGTCTATATATGCTAGTCGGTGTGAATATAGCATTGTCATTAATAAAATTCTTCCATATCACACGATGCGGTATACTTAACAATGGTCGTGTCTGGATATTACTATACAGTACCTGATTGACGGTTAATACCTGTAATTTAAATTCTCTGGTAATGGTACTATAGCCACATCGTTCCCGCGCCTCTATGGTAAATGTAAATAATCTATCAAAACTAATAACTCCACCATCAAACGTAGTGGTGTATGATTTATTATAATCAAATGTAGTTAACCCAACTGTACCGGTTTCATTATTAGATATCTGATTAACAACACCTATTATCTCACCATCCAATGTCAGCGTCAACCCGCTTGGCAAGTTTCCACTAATCACTCGGTATAGAATGACTGAATTTGTCACGGTACTAATAGCAACTACTTTTAATTCACTCACGTAATTGGCGTTAATGGAGTTTAAGAAATATGGAGTGTCCCATGTAATAACACTATCGACATCACCCATTAACTGCACGGTGAAAGTTCGCATGGCATTGACCTTAAATTCACCAGTTTCACTGTATCTGGTCGCGTTGATGGTAAATCTATACGTCATCGTGATTGCAGGTTGAAATGGAATTCTACCATACACTTCAGCACTGGCAGGATCAAACACCATACCAGGTGGCAATCCATATAACCCCCACTTAGTGGAATCATACGAACTAGTTGAACGATGATCCATCAAACAAATATAGGAAATCTCACCATCGTACATTAAGTCATTTAATAAATAATTATGATTTTGTTTCCAGACATCTTTAGCTTCTTCAATATTATATACCACTTGATCACCAGTATCATATGTGTCTAAAAACAACACTAAATAATTATTAGCTCTAAACATGCCTAAATTACTTCTAGTTAGCCACACTGGCTCTCTTAAATATGAAACGTCAGCAGTGAATACACCTGATGGAAGTGGCGATGTATTATTATCAGCTCTGAAATAATCATCACCGACTACAAAAATACTAAAAGTACGCCTAGCAACCGAGTCACCGTCAGTTATCGATATAGTAAATTGATAATTTCTGTTGAGTTTCTTAGGTGTAAATGTCGGTAAATTATAATCAAAATTAACAGTATCATAAATGTAACTATCATAGCCGTTAGTGGATCTATATCCAAAGTCATAAGCAATGACATCATAAAAACCAGTATCATACCATCCATTTCCATCAGCGGTAGTGATCGATATAGCTGGTTTCACCAACCCGATAAGTCTGCCATCATCGCTTAAGACTAGGCCAGGTGGCAATTCACCTGAATCATCTTCAATAAAATAACTTAAATGCTGTCCTGTGGCAGTATCTGTATCAAATGCTTCAATTTGATAATCGACATACGTATTATCCAATACAAAATACTGCTTATGTAATCCAATATCCAGACTACCAGCGGCAGTTGTAAAAATGGGTTCATCAGCACCATCTATCGTTATCTTAAATGTTCTATCGGAGACATTCACACCGTCACTGGCACGTATACAAAATATAAACTCAGTAGACGCGGATACTTCATATGGGGTACCTACTATTTCGGAATTAACTAATCGTAATCCATGCGGCAAACTTCCGGCAATTAATGTATAGGTGATATCAATAATCCCGGTTACCACCGGTAATAATTGCAAAAATCTAACGCGTTCTGAAAAAGCTCCAAATGAATGCCCTGATCGTTCCGTCCATACTGCTAATGTCATTGTGATCCCTATGAATTTAATTGTTGACTTGGAAGAACTTACCAAAATCAAGATTATTCGCGACAGGTGGATTAATAAACCCACCAAAATCAACGGTGTACCCATTGGCAGATGTGACGTAACCAGTTGGCATTATAAAAAATCCAAAATCTATCATAGCTTGATTTGATTCTACCATGATAGTCACTATTGCATTTAATAATTGCACATCAATGCCCCATATCGTAGATTCAATGCCACCAGTGCCATTTCCCTTAATAAAATGCCCATTTAAGTTTAGGTCAGCGCCTAGTGAAGGTGTGATATCCGATGATAATTTAGTTACTGCTTGTAGATTTACAGTGGTACCTAACGGAGATGTCATTATCACACTATTATCAATGCTTGTCAATGATTTAAATTCTAATATTGGCTGAGTTAGGTTTTTTTGAGCAAATACACTCACGCCAGTACCAAGTGTACTAGCACCAGTAATTTCATACCGGAGTATATCAAAGTTGCTATTTACTTTCTCAAACGCAGTTCGCAAATCATCACCGGTGCCATCATTGGCGTAATTGCCCAAATTAATTGTTTGTATTGTCATTAAAATTCCTTATTGCATATATTTAGTTGGTTTATGCATGTATTATATGCTATATAATTACTCCGAAACTTCTTGTCTTTGTATCAGTTGAAAAAGTTAATGTTTCAGTTAACAATAAGAAACTTGCTATATCGGTTACTATAGTTGCTTCATTAGTAGTTTCAGCAGCACCATCATACGCAAATGAGCAAGTATACTTCTTAGTTGCGCCTGTTGCAATTTGATTCCAAATTTCACATATTACAACATCACCAGTTTGAGCACTGACCGCAGTTGAGGTAATTCCAGTTAGGTAATCGGGATATACCGCATTGACAATGGTCGCTTCACTTCCACCTAAACTGTTACCATTGGAATTATCCCGGATTGTACCCACTTTGGTATTTGTACTAGGTCGCCATACATAAACATTAAGTGAGTTTATCCAAAAATTTGCACCTAAATTGGATTCTGAACTACCAGCCAATAATGACATAACCCCACCACCGACGGTTTGTGCAGATCGCAATGGTGGACTACAGAAATACCCCATGAAACTACGAGTATTATCAGTGGTCTCAGAAAATGATAAAACAACCTGACTAATACCAATAGTCTTGGTCATTGTCCGCATAGTATCGGCACCAACTGCTGTATTATTGGCAGCACCCGCGCCTTGTTCACCAGTTGGAAATGAACCACTTAATTGGTTACTCACATTATGAAAATAAAGCTTAGTTGCCATTTAAATATCTCCCAGAAAGTGTGCAGTTATGCCAATATCGCTGACAATCTGGCATGATAGGAATATCTAACCGGTCGTTTGGCCCACCACGCTTGTCATAACACGCACCAGCTTCGCCAATAGGCAAACCGGTCCATATTACAAAATCACAACCGGTGGCACCAACCCAACATTCACCACACCCATTACACTGCCCATTAATTTCCCAATGTCGCCCATCGTCACTGATGTATTCAACATGGTTATCACTGATACTAACAATTTTGATAGATGGCATCGATGTTGCTATTTTCATAATAATGGGGTTACCTTAATATCCAATGTAACACGCGTTACAGTAACCGCGCTATCCACCGTAAATTCCAATATATCACCAGCAAGTAGCGCAGTACTCCCCCATCCAGTTAATGTAATATTTTGATTTTTTAATACACTACTAAAGGTTGGTTTGTTGGTTCCAGCTATACTGACAGTAGTTGGATAATTCGCGTATGTACCTCGTTTAATGTCAACCACTATGCTTCCACTAACATCGCCTAGCATAGTCCAACTATTAATAGTACAAGCAAAATCAATTACTAAATGTCCCTTAGAACCAGTGGTTATCACTGAACCACCACCATCTATGACATAATTAATGCTTCTAACGGTAGCAATTGGTGTTAATGTAATGGTTTGTGTGATGACATCACTAGTGATAACTATGCCGGTATTACCTTCTGCGAACGTAATGCTATCTTCTGGAGTTATTGCGTCAATATCAGTCTCATACACACCACTTTTATGTTTGACTCGATGTTTTTTATTACCCTTGGCATAATCAGTAATCGTGATAGTATTTCCAACGATAGCCATTTGCATACGACCACCTGGCGAAAATATTATATCGTCAGTTGGACTAGTTGCGGTAAATGTACCATCACCCTGAACTGATACCGTTTTTATAACTGGTTGGGTACCACTTGTTGCAGTATTTGTAATTGTTATACCGCCTGTACCAGAACTTACACTAATACCAGTACCTGCTGTTACACTAGTCACGCCTGTATTAGTGAACGTTACTGCTCCAGTTGAAGAACTCACACCAATACCAGTACCAGCAACCGCAGATGTCACTGCTGATAAAGTGCCACCTAATGTTATATTTCCAGATGCAGTGACGGTACCGCTCAGAGTCAGCCCACTAACCGTACCTGTGCCCACTACACTAGTGACTGTACCAACGCCTTTATTATTGAAGTTTGACCAGTCAGTAGCACTTAGTAGTCCCCTATTCAATGCCGACGATGTTGGTATATTCAATGTAATAACTGGGGAAGTACTACCATTCGTAACTGTACTAGATATATCACTGCCAGTTGTTCCCAACGTTAACGCAGCAACGCTCGTGACAGTACCAGTATTGGTAGTAAATCCACTTGGATTGGATGCAGCATAAGCACCAACTGTACTAAAATCAATAGTCCGCGCAGTTCCGCCATTATACGAAGTACCAGCACTCGCTCCACCACTAGTATTGAATGTCAAGTTGGCAACAACTGAGCCAGCTGAACCGGATGTATTAGCAGCATTATTAGGTATATCAGACGAACTTAATACTCGAAATATTGGTATACCAGCGGTTCCAACAGGTGCTGCTAATATAGTATTGGCACTCTGTGAAGTAAAATTACTAGCAGATACCGCTAATGTACCACCCAACGTTAGATTCCCCAAAGTAGTGATTGAGCCAGATAATGTCAATCCACTGACAGTACCAGTACCACCTACGCTAGTTACGGTACCATTTCCCTTGTTATTAAACGCAGACCAATCGGTTGAACTTAATACACCTCGATTCAATGCTGAAGCAGTTGGTATATTCAATGTTATAACAGGTGTTGATGTGCCACTTGCAACTGTCGATGTTATATCAGTGCCAGTGGTACCGATAGTTAGTGCCGAAATGTTAGTAACGGTACCCTGTGGATTAGCCGCTGCGGTCACGCCAGTAATGCGTCCGTATGTATCAACTGTAATCACTGGGATTAAAGTTGATGAACCAGTGGTACCTATTGTAACAATTCCACTTGATAAATTCACAGTTGGTATAGCACTTGTTCCGGCGATAGTTAGTGTAGTGGAAGACACACTAGTCACAGTGCCATTTCCCTTGTTATTAAACGCAGACCAATCGGTTGAACTTAACGCACCTCTATTCAAGGCCGAAGCAGTTGGGATATTCAATGTTATTACAGGTGTAGATGTACTATTCGTTATAGTTGAAGTGACATCACTGCCAGTAATACCAATTGTTAATGCCGAAACATTAGTGACTGTACCAACATTATTAGTAAATCCACTAGGATTAGTAATACTATATGGAGTATACCCGAGTCCATCGGTAACCTGCAAGCTTGTCACTGTATTCCCACTAATTGAAGTGACTGTACCGGCATTGCCATCTATATTGACACCGGTTAAATCCTGTATCGCACTAACTCGGTTAAATGAAACATTTGTTGTACCAATATAAGCACTTGAAAAAATGACTGGATGATTGGTTATTTTACTATAATCCAAACCAGCAATCCAAGATGGGTTATTATATGAACCATTTGTATACACGCCATTAGTGACAGTTGCTGAATTACCATTAATTGAACCAGCTATAAGTGAACTAAATGTCTTAATACCAGTGATAGTTTGGTCGCTCATGGTATAAACTCCATTAGTAACAGTACCGGCATTGCCATCTATACTGATACCGGTTAAATCCTGTATCGCACTAGCTCGGTTAAATGAAACATTTGTTGTACCAATATAAGCACTTGAAAAAATGACTGGATGATTGGTTATTTTACTATAATCCAAACCAG